GATCAGGGGTATCAACAGTAAAATCAGGGGTGGAGAAGTTCAACACACAGGTGTTGTACCGTTCCTCAAAAAGTTTGAAGCAACTGTCAGATGTTGCACTCAAAATGGCATTAGAGGTGGATCAGCGACTGTCCACTTCCCCATCTGGCACCAAGAAATAGAGGACATCTTAGTCTTAAAGAACAACAAAGGAACGGAGGACAATCGTGTCAGAAAACTTGACTACTCAATCCAAATCTCGAAACTTTTCTATGAAAGGTTTATCGAAGATAAGGAAATCACGCTTTTTTCTCCCCATAGTTGTCCTAACTTGTTTGAGAGTTTTGGGACCCCTGAGTTTGATGAGTTATATTGCCGTTACGAACTGGATGAATCAATCCCCAAGCGAACAATCGGAGCTCAAGAACTAATTATGAACCTCCTTAAGGAGAGGGCAGAGACAGGTCGTATCTATATCATGAATATTGACCACTGTAATGAACACTCCTCCTTCAAGGACAAGGTAAGTATGTCTAACCTATGTCAGGAGATCACTCTACCTACAGAACCTATTCAACATATTGATTCTATAGATGGTGAGATTGCACTCTGTATTCTATCAGCTATCAATGTAGGTAAGATTGGTAGATTGGAGGAGTTAGAAGACCTTTGTGACCTCTCTGTGAGGTCTCTAGAGGAGTTGATTGACTATCAAGATTATCCTGTGAGAGCAGCAGAGATCGCCACATTGGGTCGTAGATCGCTTGGAGTGGGGTTCATTGGTCTCGCACATTATCTTGCTAAGAATGGACACAAATACGACTCACAAGGCGCCTGGGATGCAGTACATAGACTTACTGAAAGTTTCCAGTATCATCTATTGAAAGCATCTAATCAAATTGCAAAAGAAAAAGGTCCTTGTGCTGATTTCACATCCACAAAATACTCCGATGGAATTCTTCCTATTGATACATATAAGAACGACGTAGATGAAATTACACAGGTAGAATTAAAACATGATTGGGAATCTCTTAGAGCATCTATCTTGGAATTCGGACTTAGACACAGCACATTGTCCGCACAGATGCCATCGGAGAGCAGTTCCGTTGTGTCTAATGCAACAAACGGAATCGAACCGCCAAGAGATTATCTGTCCATTAAGAAGTCAAAGAAAGGGCCTCTTAAACAAGTGGTTCCGTCTTATGGACATCTAAAGAATAATTATACCCTCCTCTGGGAAATGCAGGGTAATGATGGATATATCAAAGTAGTTGCAGTGATGCAGAAGTTCTTTGATCAAGCCATCAGTGGTAACTGGAGTTACAATCCCACACAGTATCCTGATAACGAAGTGCCTATATCAGTGATGGCACAGGACTTTTTAGCCACATACAAGTATGGTTGGAAGACCTCCTATTATCAGAATACTTACGATATGAAATCTGATGACGTTGATGATGTAGAAGAAGTGAAACCACAACTAGAAAAACTATTCACCGAACTATCAGAGGAGCAAGAGTGTGACAGTTGCACCATCTAAACCTGACGGCATGACCGTCTTTAATTCAGAAGAAGTCGATACTAAGAAACAACCAATGTTTTTTGGTAAACCTTTGGGTGTACAGAGGTATGACTCTTTTAAATACCCTGTGTTTGACAGACTTACTACTCAAATGCTAGGGTATTTCTGGAGACCAGAAGAGGTTTCCTTGCAGAAGGATAGAGCAGACTATCAATCTCTACGTCCAGAACAGAAACACATCTTTACATCTAATCTAAAATACCAAATTCTTTTAGATTCTGTACAAGGTCGTGGTCCTGGAATGGCTTTCTCACCTTATTGTGCCTTACCAGAGTTGGAAGGTGCTATGAATGTGTGGCAATTTATGGAGATGATACACTCCAAATCCTATACATATATTATCAAGAATGTGTATCCCGAACCATCCGAAGTATTTGATACCATTCTCAATGATGAAAGAATTTTAGACCGAGCAAAATCAGTAACTCGGGCATACGATGAATTTATAAATGAAGCCCATCAATGGGATCAAAGTAATCTATGGAAAGACGGATGGGAAAACTCTCAAGCAAAGGATTTCGCACTAAATGAACTCAAAAGAAAGCTCTATAGAGCGGTTGCAAATGTTAACATACTTGAAGGAATTAGGTTCTATGTCTCCTTCGCATGTTCGTTTGCATTTGGAGAACTTAAACTTATGGAAGGATCAGCAAAAATTATATCCCTCATCAGTAGGGATGAAAACCAGCATCTAGTTCTCACTCAAAACATAATGAAGAATTGGATGAATGGTGATGATCCAGAGATGCAAAAGATCGCAGAGGAAGAAAGAAATAATGTAATTAGTATGTTTAAAAATGCAGTTGAAGAGGAGAAGGATTGGGCTGAATACCTATTCAGTGGCGGTTCTATGATTGGTTTGAATGACAAATTGTTAAATCAATACGTTGAGTGGATTGCTAACAAGAGAATGAAAGCTCTTGGTATTGATCCCATCTATGATCAACCATTAAGAAACAATCCATTGCCTTGGACACAACACTGGATCTCATCTAAGGGATTACAAGTTGCACCACAGGAAACAGAGGTTGAATCTTATGTTGTTGGTGGTATAAAACAAGATATGAAGAAGAACGCCTTTAGCGGTTTTAAACTCTGATATATAGTAGGATACACTGTATTTTACTATGGCAGAACCAAAAACTCCTCCCAAAGAGGATAAACCAAAGGGTTTAATTGGTAAATTAAAAGAAGCAGCTGAAGACAAAGAAGAACAGATGATGATCCTGAGTACATTTGTACGACTAGGCATCTTGGTCTGGAGTGGTGCGATATTAACTCTCGCATACGTTGAATTGCCACCAGCTCTTAAAATACCAAAACAAGATCTCGATCCAACTTTCATAGCATCTGTCTTTACTGGCGTGCTAGCAACTTTCGGCGTTCAAGCTGGAAAGAGTAAGAGTAATGGTGGATCTAGTGGTGGTGCAAACATATCTAAAAAAGATATGGAGATTCTCATTGAAAAGGCATCTCAGACTGCCCCTGCACAGGTAGTTCGTATTGAACAGGCTCCTGTGAAAATTGTCCCTGATCAAAAATAATCATGTTACAGAAAATCGTAAATGGAATCGCTATTACTAGTGGTGTTATATCTCTCGCCGTCGTGGGTACTGTTGGTTATGTATTCATACGCAAGGATGCAATCATCGAAAACGTTAAAGGCAAGATAATGGAATCAGTATTACCAAGTGGACTTGGCACTGGAGCACTTGAAGGTTTAAGTGGAGGTGGCCTAGGTTTACCAGCACCTTCTGACCCAACACCTACACCACCAACTTCAGTGGGATTACCTCCATTAGGTTAATGCTCAAGGTATGTAATGAGTGCGGTGCTACTTGGATTGACGGTCAATTATATTGGCGTGAATCGGGAAAAGAAGCCTGCCCTCATGACTTAGCAGGGTTGGTATGTAACGTGATTGAAGATCCCGATTGCATTAACCCCTGTCTAGGTTCTACCAGTGGTGCTACATGGCAACACTATCAAAACGAACTTGAAAGATACAAGGATGATGAATGATGGACTTACAAAAAATTGCTACCTATGGAAGTGCAGCAGCAGTTGTTGGAACTGGTGCGATAGTAGGTGGTGGTGCTGTTGTTGATAATCTCACAGACGGACCAGCAAAGAGACAAGAAGTACAACTAGAACAAATAAGAACAGTAGTTAGAGAAGAAGTTCGTTCTGCTTTAGAAGAAGCATGGCCAAAAACTTCTGGCCCTGTCAAAGGTTTGAGGTTGATAGTTCCAAATGCCGACAAATAATATCCCAAACATCTATACTATTAATGGTGGACTGCAATATATCCATCCCCTTAATATTAGAGATGTTAGTATTGTAACTGTAAACAGACCTTGGATGAGAACTCCTCCACAGGCAGTTCCTTGGACTCCTCCTGTAACTATAAACATAGGAGTTCCTATCGTGCAGATGCCAGGTTGTGCCAAGATGCACAAAGAGAACGCATCTAATCCAAGTAATAAAAGTAGTAGTCTAGTAAATGATGATCCTGATCAGAATGTTGTTTTGTGTGATGGTGGTATGCCATATTATGAACCACCCGATTATCGTGCTAACGAGCTTACTTGGGAGACTGTTTATGGAGAACCAGAAGAACAGATTAGTGGTGTAGATACAGGTGAACCTTTAGGTCCTCCTGAGGCAGATACAACACCACCTAAAACTCCAAATGAAGAGAAAGAAGTTCCTTGTCCAGGCCCTGCAAACCTAAGAGTTGGTGACATAACTCAGGCTGGTGACGAGAGAGTGGTTGGCCATCAGCTGATACCTGATCCCAACAACCCTAAAGTAAATATTTGTGAGACATTATATGAACCTACCACTGCTATTGAGAAATTTCTGCCTTCTGTAAATCAGACCACCACAACAGTGGCAATCGCAGTTGTGGCTACGGCTGGTGCAGCTGCAACACCATTATTAGTAAGAGTTATTAAACCTATAATTACAAAATTATGGAAGACTATACAACAAAAACTCGGTAAAAAAGAGGTAAAACTTTCTCGTAACGACATCATAGCGAATGAGTATCGTGCAAAGAGAGGCTTACCTCCTATAAAGAAGTCTAAGGTATAGATATTTCTTTTAGAACACTAGCGTCTGTGCTAACGTTCTCAGGTTTTGGTTTATTCCACTCAGGTTGTGGTATTACATGTTCGTGCGGCAACAACTGTCCGCCTGGATTTGTAACTACTACGTCAGCACATACAGCATTGTATGGTGATTTAGGATGGAACATGATGCCAGCTTTGATTAATTCACCACAGTTCTTGAGTCTAGCAAGTTCAAAGTCTAATCTCTTATTAGCAATCAATTGACCTTGCATATTATTCTGTAGTTGTGCTGCCTCCATACATTGCTTCTGTAACTTCTTATTCATAGGAATAGAAAGCGTAGCAGATAAACCAATATTCAATGATTGGTTTGCTGTCATATCAGTGCGAACAGGTTTGTGCCATAAAATAGAGCCAGGATTATCTGGTCTGCCATCAGGCCCATCTACATCTACTGTAATCTCCATATCTTCGCCGTCTGGGAACCATCTAGTTCCATCTGCCTTAGTTCTTGTGTCATACCATGACTCCCAAGGATAGTTTTTTACTGTAATAGTTTGTTGGGTTGTACGACCAGTGAAGTCAGTCATGTCGTACTGGGGTTCCAAATAACTATCCACCCAAGGATCTTTTCTAGAATCTGCAAACTGAATATAGGGTGTGAAGTTCAATGTAGATCCTTGACATTGCACACCATTACCGTAAGTATTAGTTATATACGGTCCCTGTAAAACTTGTATAGCTTGATTGGTAACACTGCCCGAGCTATTTGCTATTGGATTGGCTGTTGCACTCACCCCTCCAACATTCTCTGCTAATGCCACCGTCGGACTAAGTAAGGATAGTACTAATGTACTTATTGTGTAAACGTTGAAGTTGTGTCGGTGACGCTTTGGATAGTGGTGGTCCTCTGGATTATGGTCTGGTTGGTCATGCCTGGCCCTTGATAGCTCTGAGTGAATTGGAAGGCCCCGCCTGGATTTGTTATCGTAAAGTTCGTTGGGCTTGAAAAGTCTAAGGAATCGAACGAACTTGTTACTGTTCCTGTTACGACGTTTCCTCCCGCTGCTCCACTTGAGCTGCTTGGTGTCACGTTCACTGTTGATTTGTTCACTGGTGGGTTCAAAGCCTCTCCATTGTTGGAAACGTTTGTGCCCGTCACTGAGTATTCCCATCCTGTCCTCATATCAATTGAATTTATGGTCTCCGTCACGGTGGACTGAGTTTCCGTTCGGGAAGTCATGGAGCCCTGTTGGAAGTTTGGCACCACGGGCACTGCCATCACTGGAGTTGCCAGCGAAAACAATGCTACCGTAGCGACTACTTTCCTCATTTTTATTTAGTCTGCTATTCTACGGAGATTTCAGACACAAATTGACCAGTAGCTGTAGTGCCTGCGCCGCCAGCTGTTAGTGTCATAACGCCCGCTGAAGTAATTGTACCAGCAAGACTTCCTGCCACGCCACCACTTTGAGTAGTTACGTTACCAAATGCAGGCATGTCAGCAACAATACCTGATCCTACGTCAACACCAGTTCCGATTGGTGCAACAGCGTCGCCCATAGTGAATGACTCAGTAAGGCTGAAGGCACTGCCAGCAGTGGTAACTGAGTATGAACCTTGAGTTTGTGTTGCAGCGGCGGTTGCTGCGTTGTCACCAGTTGCTTTGGTGAGTCCACCCATAGTACCAGCGGTGATATTGTTACCACTTACACTGTAGGTTGAACCAATTCTTGAAGCCTGAGTCGCTGCCCCATCCACGCTGAGTTGTGTACTCGTAGTCAATCTGTGAATCAAGTCGGCTCTAGCTGACATGGGAGCCGCCATCAAAAGCATAATTATAGGTAAGAATCTTTTCATGTGATTTCCCACTATTTTTCTAGCCGTATTTATACTT